AATCCCAGTAAACCCGCACCAAAGCCACAACCAAAACCAACCCCATTTAGTGGCCCCGTGAAAAAATTATATGCAGCTGCACCAAAAAGCTGCAAAAAATGCGGGAAGAAATCCTGCAAATGTTAAAAAGGTTATTAACCATGGCAAAGAATTGGATAGCTAAAGCGGTGTCTAAGCATCCAGGCAAACTGAGAAAGCGTTTAGGTGCAAAGAAAGGTAAAAAAATACCGGCATCTAAACTAAAAAAAGCTGCCAAAGCCAAAGGCTCATTGGGCAAAGAAGCAAAATTAGCCATCACTTTAGGTAAATTAAGAAAAGGAAAGAAATGAAAAAGCAATCAATGAAATCTAAATACCATGAATCTTCAGCAGCTAAGCGTAAAGCACATGGCTATAAAAAGACTAAACATCCTGAAGAATCATTCGAGAAGTTTGCTGCAAAAGAGATGAAAAAAAAGAAGTGTTCTATGTGCGGGAAGTAACGCATGACTCAAGAAAAAAGAGAGAAATTTCAAAATAAGCTGGCATCTTTAAAAGAGTTGTCAGCTTATGTTTTAACCAATACAGACACATTTGATTTAAGAGACATCATAAAAGCAATGGCTGAAAAGTTTCCACAGGGAATGCAAAATTGCATAGATAACGCAAAAAAGCTTTATGAATCTAATCCCCATAGAGACTTCTATATTATTTCACATGTAAAAGTAGAATGGTTTAATCCAAAACTATGGAGACAACAATTTGTTTCCTCACTAGATTGTCCGCGACCGTATCTTAACTTTACTGTCTTTAAATATCATCGAAAAATAGATATGGTTGAAGAGTTGTGGTGCTTACCTGATAGAGCCACGCTCAACTTCTATTATAATCTTAGACATCTAGCATCTCCTGATGAAGAGAAAATAGTAAAGTATTGTGTAGCATACAAAGACGGAACATTGTATCGTAAGATGCAAGAACTCAACGGAGAATCCAAAGATAAACCATTCCTCTTAGTGGATGATTTATCACAATTCAAAGATCCAATTAAAGGAGTAATCTAATGGCAGAAAAAATGTCTATGGTCACCGACCAATTTGGTGTAGGAAAAGATTTAATATTTGAACCGGAATCAGAACCAACCCAGCAGCCTGTTGAATTAGACGCAGCAGAAAGTGTCCCCCAAGTCCCTTCTGAAGTACTTGCTGATAATACTGTTCAGGCTGCTGGAACCCAAGAAACTCAACCAGAAATTGAACAAAAACCGGTCAAAGAAACACGTAATGCATCGAACTTTCGTGCGCTTAAAGCAGAAGCGGCCAAGATGGCACGCGAACGCGATGAGATGAAAGCACTCGTAGAACAATACCAGCGCCAACAACAAAGCTATCCCCAACAACAGGTGGCTCCAGGATCTGGATTATCATCGGGAGATGATTTTGATATTGAACCAGACGCGTACGCGGAAGGCAAACACTTAAAAACTCTGGCAAAACAACTTAAAGAGTTAAAACAAGAAAATGAACGTATTAGGCAACAAACTCAAGGTTTTGCTATTAAAGCAGCTTTAAAATCTGAGCATCCTGACTTTGATTCAGTAGTGACCCCAGATAATCTTAAAGCATTAGAGATATCTTATCCTCATTTGGCTAAAGCTATTAACATGAACGATCCGTATAATGCGGGTAAGGCTTGTTATGATCTGATTAAGCAATTTGGTTTAGATAACGACGATGCACAAGAAAGCGAAATAACCAAAGCGGTCATTGCATCAAATATGAGTAAGCCTAAACCTGCGGCAGCGGTCAAAGGTGTTCGTTCTAGCAATGAAACTGCAATGGGAAGAGCTTCAGAGTTTTACAACGGTGAGTTGACTGATCAAATGAAAAAGCAATTCTATAAAGAACTGCAAGAGTCAATGAAAGGCTACGGCGGCTATAAACCATAAATTTTTTCATTATGCGCTCAGGGGAACATGATTACTACCATGCTTCCCCTTTTTTATTGCTAATATCCCGATAAATTTAGTAGTATGCCTTCGAATGATATATCGGGAGTCCATTCATCCCATCCTGGCACGGTATGTGCAACTATCTACTGATGATATGTCTGAGGTTCATCAGCTCATCTTTAAGAACTTCTAAATTCTTTTATTTTTGGAGCTCAAATGGCTACAGGAATAACAACGGTAGCACAAGTTGCCCCACCAATACCGGTGAGTTTTCTTAACCGAATGCTATCGATCCCCACTCCTTTAAATATTCATGGTACCTGTGCAAATCAGTTTACCATGCCAGCGCAAGGCGGAAATATTCTCCGTATGCGCAGACCAAATCGTTTACCAGTCGATTATGCAAAAGCACCACTGGGTATTACCGGTATCAATCCACCACCAGTAATTCCTACGGTGACCGACATAGACGCAGAATTGAACTTGTACGGCAGTTATATGCTTGTACAGGAGCAGGTTAACTGACGGCCTGCTTTAAATCTTGGGTGATTGACTTGGAAACCGAAGCGTAAGAGCCGGCAACAAGGCGGAAGGCGAAAGCCACCGTGAGAGACTAAGCCCTGAGACGTTTAAATATACGAAGCGATAGTCCGATCCGATGCGATAAGCACCGGAGGGAGGAATAACAAGACTCCCCGCCAAATAGAAATTATTTGGTCAAATAAGTAACAGATTAAATGCGTTTTAACAAGCCAAGACCCTGTGTTGAATTGGATGACCAACCAACTTGGTATCCAATTACGTGAAGTAGAAGACGAATTAATTCGTGATATGCTTCTTGCGGGTGCTGGGCAAATTAACTGCGTAGGCGGTGTAAATGGCGATAACCCAACAGAATTCACTGCAACCGATATTGCCGGTGCAGCTGCAACTCTGTTCAACGCGAATGCTTATACTATTGCAAACGTGGTTGAAGGCCAAAATAAATTTGGTACCTCGCCTAAAATGAATGGGCGAGTAAAATCTTCTCTGATAGACTTGGAACTCGAAGTGGCAATTGGCTAACCGACAACAAGGGGCAAGAATGAAATTTTTATGTCATAAATGTAAAAAAACTCAGTTTCATAGATTATCAGTAAGAACAGTTGTATTAGATTGTTGTGATAAATTATATGAACTTTGGGATTATGATGAACATAATTTCATTCAGCCTGAACGACTAAGTGAGAAGACAACTAAAAAATGTGCATGTGCTTTTCATGGAGCATCTAATTGTTCTGAAAAAAATGGTTCTATGCATATCTTTTTTAGCTGATGCGATAGTCTGAACACTACGGATAACGTAGTGAGGTGAATCCGAAGAGGTTTACCCGCCTAGAAATAGGTCACAAAAGTAACAGAACTGGTTCGTAATGCGTACTTTGCGATGGGTAACTCAAACCTATCTCAATCTTTGCAGAACGTTGATGGATTTATCCATTCAGCACAATATCCGAGCCAACAGAACATTCTGGAATCAGAGTGGGGCAGTGTACAAAACGTACGTTTCCTACTTTCTTCTATTGGTTCAACCTCTCCTAATGATTCATTCTTGGGTAATACGGTGTATAACACCTTTATTGCGGGTAGATTTTATGCCCGCGTTAAATCTCTTCTGATTGACTTGGAACTCTGGTTAACAGACAACAAGGCGGAAGGCGAAAGCCACCGTGAACGACTGAGTGAAGAGAACTCATTTTATGAGTATGCGACAGTCTGAACTCTATGGTGACATAGAGAGGGAGATTCGAAGAAGTTTCCCCGCCTGGAGACAGGTCAATAAAGTAACAGAATGATGGAATCATATGGATTCGTACGCCAAGATAGAGAATCTGCTCAATTTGTGTATTTACCTCCACAAATTGCCGGCGGTAATCTCGCATTGAATGCGTCTTTGGGTTGGAAAACTCGTAACGCTCAAGAAATCCTTAACGATGCGTGGGTGCTTAACCTTCGCTCAACAGTATAAGGAGGCGTAACATGGCTATAATTTCACAAGGAACCTTTACTCAAGGTTCAACAGCTTCTGTTATCAGACTGCCTATCGTTTCTGATGTGGATAGATTTACCTGTTACAATATTACTCAAATGGCGGCCAATCAAACGACTGCTATTGGAGTTCAATATTACTGGCAACGGGGTTTTCCTGCTGGTGCTCAGATTGAATATTTAAAATCTAACGCAGCCGATGCAGCAAACCTTATCCAGTATCTAACTACGGGCGGCTTTACCCTTATTAATACCACCAATCAACAACCTGGCGTGCTTAATAACGGTTCTACGGGTATTTCTGCGATTAGCAACGCAACTCCCCCCGTTGTTACCGTCGGTTCAACCGCAGGTATGGCAGCAGGTTCAGTGGTAAGACTTTACAGCCCAACTGGTGCTGATGAGTTTGGTGGTCTCGATTTTACGGTCGGATATAACACCTTTACCGGTACTACGTTTGACTTGTGGGAACTGCCGGATCATTCCGCGTGATTCCTTACAATCCAATCTTCTATCCTCGTCAACGTTTTATTGCTTCTATATCACAAGCTGCACAAGCAGTAGTGGTTACTACCGTGACTCATGGGTATCAAGTGGGTCAAAAAGTATCATTCAGAATTCCAAAAATATTCGGAATGGTGCAATTGGATCAAGTAGAAGCAACCGTCGTAGCTATTAATACCACCAATACGGTTAATAGCTTTACCATTAACGTGGATACTTCTGCATTTAGTGCGTTTACCTTCCCTGCTTCAGGTAATCAGCCATTCACTCCTGCGGTCGTAGTACCGGCTGGTATGGATATGGCGTATGCTCAATCGCAAAATGTGAACTTCTTGTCTGATGCATGGGATAACGTGTCTTATATCGGTATACAACTGGCTTCAGGTGCCAATAGCCCTGCTGGTTCTGCTGGTGATACGGTGTACTGGGTTGCTGAAAAAGCTGATTCAGTAAATACCATTGTGCCCGTGTCATTGAATCTGTAATTGTATTTTAAGAGGGGGAGGACGCTCTCCCTCCTTTCAAACTAAGGAGTATTTATGTCTAAAAAAAATCTCAATCAAAAACAGGTGGTAGCCGCTGAACAAGCAAGTTTTGATCATCAATATGAACTTGATCATCAAATCGTGCGTGGTGTTTTTAGAAGCTTAAAACAAAAGGCTGCCCCCTTACGCTTTCCTTTGCGTTTATATAAACAAGATCCGATTAAATTCTTCCCGGAAGATATTAATGGCAGACCTAATTATTTTGTTGATGGCAGAACTTATGAGATCCCGTTATTTGTGGCTAATTATTTAAACAATAAATGTGCGCGTGAAGTGGTTCGTGCGGCATTGCCAAACGGCCAATTTACCAATCAACATGCGCGGGATGCAAATGGTAACTTTTTATACGAAGCTCCCATTAATACTGTTGAAAAAGAACATCGTTTTATGTTTGTATCTACTGACTTTAAACCGGTCAAAGGATGGGTTGAACCTTCAACATTAGTAGAAGTACAAAAAAAACTGGTAGTGTAATCCTAAATTAAAAAAGGAACGGCCATGGTGACACCAACTTTTACCGCGCTTACTAATCCGCCACCAAAACCAGCTTTGCGGTTTATTGGTAATATTACGAATGCTAACCCGGCATTAGTAACTACCACTATACCGCATCTGTATCAATCGGGGATTATTGTGCGATTGTATGTGCCATCAGACTTTGGCATGTATCAAGCGGATCAACTCTTTGGAGCAATCACCGTTATAAACGCAACACAGTTTACGATAGCGCTTGATACGACAACCTTTGATGTCTATAACAATCCTGGTACTAATTTGGCCAAGGCTGCCATGTCCGTTCCTATTGGTGAGATCACCTCAGATTTCTATTCTCCTTTTACCAACACCTTGCCTAATGCGACTCCGATTGTTGATGCACCCATACCGGTACCACCAAGCTTTATTAACTATTATGATCAAGTATAAGGAGATACAATGGCAGTAAATCAAACCCCCACAAATTCTACTCTAGCTTCAATTCAAACGATGGTGCGGCAGATTACGCGTTCACCATCGCCTTCTCAGTTATCTGATTTTGATTTGAATCAGTTTATAAACACCGCTGTTCTCTATGAATTTCCTGAAACATTGCGATTGTTTAATTTAAGACAAAATTTTACTTTCTATACACAGCCTAATATAGATACTTATGCAAGTAATCTTACTAATCCTACCGATCCTTTATATGATTTCACCAATCGTTATATTACGGTTCATCCACCCGTATTTGTAGCGGGCATTCAAATTCAGTATACGCAGTCACAGACGGAGTTCTTTTCTTATTGGCCTGAAAACCAATTTGAAACTGTCGTTGGTCAAGGAGATGGTACTACGACTAGTTTTTCAGGAACCCTTTCAACCTTTCCTGTATTACAGAATCTGGTTAACTTTACCTCTATAGATTCCAACGGTAATGGCCTGGTATTAGCTGATTATCCGGTTACTAATACTACCGGTGCACTCGGCATTCCCAACCAATCTCAGACGATTCCCAGCCCCTACGGCCAGATAGATTATGTGACCGGAGCCTTTACGCTTAATTTTCCCACTGCGCCTGGGCCTAATATTCCCGTACAATGCCAAGCATGGCCATATAAAGCGGCTATACCGACTATCATGTTGTTTTTTGATGGTAAATTTCAATTACGTCCCGTTCCGGATCAAGTATATCGAGTACAAATGGAAGTATATGCACAACCGGTACAATTGCTTGCAGAAGATCAAGTTCCTGCACTTTCAGAATGGTGGGAATATATTGCGTATTTAGCTTCACGTAAGATATTTGAAAGACGCATGGATTATGAATCTATCGCTCAAATTCAACCGTCACTTAATCGCTATGAACGATTAGTTTTACGCAGAACCTTGGTACAGCAAAGCAATGAGCGTGCACAAACTATTTATAATTTTGGTAACAGTACTCAAGGTGGTTGGGGTAACAACAACTATTGGAGCACCTTTTAATTAGGAATAACTATGTTAAATAATACTCCGTTAGCCGCCCAGCGAATCTCAGATTCACAGCCGCTCATTAATCAAAATTTTACCGTAATAAATACCGCATTTTCCGTAAACCATGTGCAATATAATGATCCATCGGGTAATCAAGGGAAACATAACTGCGTGGTTTTTCCCACGGGTGCAACCGTACCAACATTCTTAGCAAATGAATGTGGGTTTTACTTAGCGCAACCCACCAATACCGGCACATTACCTACCTATGCGCTTAACGAGATATTTATTAATAAATTAATTGTAGGGGGTGCCGCTCAAACGGTGCCCATGACTGGCTCAATATTAAGTACTACTGTCGCAGTAACCAATCCGACCGGTCTTGCAGGATGGACTTATTTACCTTCAGGATTATTGCTTAAATGGGGATTAACTCCTGCTATACCTTCGGCCGCCACACCCCCCTCTTATTTAAATTTCACTATACCTTCGAGCGCTAATAATCCTGCGTTTGCAAATCTATTTCACGTCCAACTAACCGCAGCTGGCACACCTGCTAATGGTGTGGGATATCAAATAGTAAATGCAAATCTCATTCAATGTTATTCGCAATTAGGTGTATCCGGAGCTTACTATTTTGCTATAGGAGTCTAGTATGCCATTAGAACGTTTTCTTATTGGGCCACCTAATTCAGGATTACAGCAAAATCTAAAACCATTTCTTATTATGGATGATGCGTGGGCACAATTGGCCAATATGTATTCCTGGCGTGGTCGCATGAGAAAACGCTTTGGTACTATCTATTCAAGCCAAGGTTCTCTTATTGCCGATCCGTTAGCATCACGGGTTAAAATACAAATAGGAACTTATGCAGTACAAACTAATCCACCAGGCCCGGCTATTAATCCGGTACCCGGAACGGTATTTGCCGTAGGACAACTTTTTTCAGTAGGAGCTGATATATTTACGGTATATCAAACAGGAACTCCTGCAACTATGAAATCTTCTAATCCTAACGCAAGTGGCACTTACAACACCACTACTGGAGCTTGGGCAATTACCTATGCCTCCGGTGCACCTGTTGGTACCACGCCGGTCTATTGGTATCCATCAACTCCTATTATGGGGATAGAAACCTATCAATCAGCAGCAATAAACGATAATCCTACGTTTGTATGGGATACCCAATTTTCTTATCAATACGTGGGTGGACAATGGGTTCAGTTAGGAACAGCGGTATGGTCAGGAACTGACAGTAACTTCTTTTGGTCTACTAACTACCGTGGGTCATCTGCGGCTAATGCCTATATGTTTACTACCAATAACAATATTCCCGACGGAATAAAATATTGGGATGGTATGGCTTGGAACAATATGAGCATATCAACCGGAAGTGGCACCACAATGCAAACGGCACTCCTCATTGTTCCTTTTCATAATAGACTGGTATTTCTCAATACGACCGAAGGCGGGGTAAATTTTCCCACAAGAGCACGTTATAGTGCCATTGGCAATCCGATAGAAAATGCCGGTACTTCTTATTTTCCCTGGTATTCAAATCCCAATGCAGCCAACTGGATTGGGGGAGGATTTGAAGACAACATTCAAACTCAACAACCGATTCGTTCTCTACGTTTCTTACGAGACCGACTTATTGTGTTTTTTGGATCAGGAACTGAATCTTGCTGGGAGTTAGTCTATACCGGTAACCAGATATTGCCCTTCAGATGGCAACAAATCAACGGAGAACAAGGTTCGGAAGCTACCTTTAGTACGATACCATTTGATGATCATATCCTTACGTTTGGCAATGTCGGTATACATAGCTG